GTTGATAAATATATGTCTGAACAAGTTTCCAAAGGTAGAGCCGTGGGTGAATTGAATCACCCCGAAGGTCCTACCATTAATTTGGATAAAGTATCTCACAAAATTACGGAACTCCGCTGGGAGGGAAATAATGTTGTGGGTAAGGCACAAATCCTGAATACTCCTATGGGTCAGATTGTAAAAGGTCTGATGGATGGAGGTGTTCAGCTTGGTGTCTCAAGTCGTGGTATGGGTAGTCTTGCGCAACGAGGCGGTGTTAACTATGTCGGGAAGGATTTCCAACTCGCAACCGTTGATATCGTACAAGACCCTTCAGCCCCTGAAGCATTTGTGAATGGGATCATGGAAGGCGTCGAATGGATTTGGGAAAACGGTAGTTTCCTAAAGGCACAAGAAATTGAACAGTTCGAGACTGAGATCAAGGAAGCTGTGAGTACTGGTAATCCAGATATTCAAATGAAGGCTTTCAAAGATTTCCTCTCAAAACTTTAACTCATTAGGAGAAACACATGTCTGAAGAAAACATGAAAGACATCGTAGTTGATGAACTCCAGGATGAACTCGTTGAAGACGTTGAAGTTTCTGACGAGGAACTGGATGAGTCAGCGGCAGCCAAAGAGGTTGACGGTGAAAAAGTAGCTGATGACGCTGGTAAGGAGATTAAGAAATCTGCCCCAGCACAAGCAGCTGCACCAAAGACAAAAGCTGGCATGCTAAATGCTATGTACAGCAAAATGTCGAAAATGAAAAAGAATGAGATGATGAAAGCATACGAAGCAATGTGTGCCGAATCAGTAGAATCCGATGAAGAAGCAATTGTTGAAGGGCACTTCGATGAAGACCTGACTGCTCTTGTTGATTCTGAGGCAACTCTTTCTGAAGGCTTTAAGGATAAGGCATCTGTTATTTTCGAAGCAGCTCTCAAATCAAAACTCAGCGAACATGTTGAGCGTTTGGAAGAGCAGTATGCTGAAGAACTTTCAGAAGAAACAAGCCGTATCCAGAATGATCTCGTCGAGAAAGTTGATGGCTACCTCAACTACGTCGTAGAGCAGTGGATGGAAGATAATAAAGTTGCAATCGAATCCGGTCTTCGTACCGAAATCGCCGAAAACTTTATGTCTGCACTTCATGGTGTCTTCGTAGAAAACTACATTCAAGTTCCAGATAGCAAAGTGGACCTGGTTGACGAATTGTCTACCAAAGTCGATGAGCTGGAAGAATCATTGAATGAGAAGATCGAAGATAATGTTAACTTGAAAGAATCAGTAAATAAACTGACTCGCCAAGCTATCATCCGTGAATCATCTGTTGGTCTATCTGAGTCGCAAGCTGAAAAGCTTAAGTCCCTGGTTGAAGATGTAGATTTCAGCGATGCTGATACCTTTACTGCAAAGGTAGCAACAATCAAAGAGTCTTACTTCAAAGAAACTAAAGTAGAAGTAGTCGCTGAAGATACAGCGGTTGAATCGGAAGAAGTTTCCCATTCACCACGTATGGCGGCTTACCTCAAAGCACTTTCAATTAAATAACCTATTAGGAGAACAAAGAAATGTTCAATTCTGAAAATCTTATGGAGAAATGGGGTCCAGTACTGGAAGCCAATGAAGCTCCTGCGTTCAAAGACGCACATCGTAAAGCAGTAACAGCTGCCGTTCTGGAAAACACTGAAAAAGCACTTGCTGAAGAGCGTGGCCACCAGAACTTCTCGCTGAACGAAGCTGCTCCAACTAACGCAACTGGCGCTGGCATCGACAATTGGGATCCAATCCTGATTTCCTTGGTACGTCGTGCGATGCCAAACCTGATCGCATATGACATTGCTGGTGTTCAGCCAATGTCTGGCCCAACAGGCTTGATCTTCGCAATGAAGTCGCGTTACAGCACACAAGCTGGTACAGAAGCACTCTTCGACGAAGCAAATACTTCTTTCTCTGGTGTTGCTGCAACTGCAACAACTTCGAGCGATCCATTTGCTGCTGACACTGACGGCACACCAGATGACGTTGACTATGCACCAGGTAATGGTATGTCGACTGCAGCTGCTGAAGCNCTGGGTGACGGCGTTGGTGCTGACTTCGGTGAGATGGCATTCTCGATCGAAAAAGCAACCGTAACTGCCAAAAGCCGTGCGCTGAAAGCAGAGTACACAATGGAACTTGCACAAGATCTTAAAGCTGTGCATGGTCTTGACGCTGAATCTGAGTTGGCAAACATCTTGTCCGCTGAGATCCTGGCTGAAATCAACCGCGAAGTTGTTCGTACTATCAACACTAAAGCGAAGCTTGGTGCACAACAGTCCGACCTGACAACTGCAGGTACATTTGACTTGGATACAGACGCTGACGGCCGTTGGTCTGCAGAGAAGTACAAAGGTCTCTTGGTACAAATCATGCGTGAAGCAAACGTTATNGCACGTGAAACACGTCGCGGTAAAGGTAACTTCATCATGGTATCCTCTGACGTAGCTGCTGCACTTTCTGCAACAGGCATGTTGGATTATACTCCTGCTTTGGCTGGTAACGCTGGCTTGAACATCGACGANACAGGCACCACATTTGCTGGTACTTTGGCCGGTGGTGTTAAAGTNTACATCGACCCATATGCAACTGTTAACTACGTAAACGTTGGTTACAAAGGTACATCTGCATACGATGCTGGCTTGTTCTATTGCCCATACGTACCGTTGACAATGGTTCGCGCTGTTGGTGAAAACACCTTCCAGCCGAAAATTGGCTTCAAGACACGTTACGGCATGGTTGCTAACCCATTCGTTGGTGCAAATGCTGGTAACGACACTGGTGCAAACCGTGCTAACCAGTACTACCGTATCTTCAAAGTTGAAGGTATCCTTGGTAACTAAGTCTTAGTTCCATAGAAATAGAGAGAGGGCCCTTCGGGGCCCTCTTTTTTTACCTAGAATTTCTGTGTAAAAAAGTAGTATAAATAAAGGTATAATCAACTTATCGGTGATAGAAAATGCCATATAACATTAGCACAAACTTTGCTGTAGAAAAAACGAGTACGTTAGATGACACTATGTCATTTGCCAATGGTATCTCGTTTAAACTCGCAATTGATAAGCTTAAATTTCCTAACGTTGAATACGCCATCCAAACTGTGGCCCTCCCAGACCTATCAGTTACTGGTGCACCATTCAATACACCACAACGAAACATTACTATGGCGCCTGATAAGGTAGACTATGGTACTTTCGAAATGACCTTCCTTGTTGATGAGTATCTAAGAAACTACGAAGAGATCCATGACTGGATGCTTGGTATGGTAACACATAACGAAGTAAAATCAGAAAACAAGTTTAGAGACTTGACTCTTCAGATTCTTACATCCCATAATAACGTGGCTCGTGAGATCACATTCACCAATGCGTATCCAACGAACCTAAGCTCTCTTCCATTTGATACAACGATTACTGATACGAACTATTTGGTTGCAAACGTGACATTTAACTACTCGTACTTTAGATTTAAATGATGTACTTTCCCTGAAAACCATGGTATAATACTACTTACCTGGCCCTTTAATAATGAGATAGAATATGCTGAACCTTGATAATGTACTTGAAATGTGGAAGAAAGACGCCGAGATTGATGAGATGCACCTTGATGATGCATCAAAAGATACCGCACGTCTCCACGCAAAATACCTAGAACTCCTTATGACTTCTAAGCTCCAGAAGCAAAGACGTGATACCCAACTGAAAATGCTGCTTCGTGATAAGTGGCTTTGGTACAACGGTAAAATGTCAAAGGAACAGATCGACGAAAAAGGTTGGTCATACGATCCGTACAATGGATTGTCAAAGCCTCTCAAAGGTGAGATGGACTACTANTATAACTCTGATCCNGANATCATGAAATTACATGANCAGATCGAGTATATAAATACTCTTATAGAAACATTGCAGACTATTATGGAGAACGTTAAGTGGCGTCACCAAACGATCAAAAATATGATCGAATGGAGGAAGTTCACTAGTGGAGCTTGATGGATATTATTCGAATTCGTAAGAAAAATCATGCGTTTTTACACGTAGATTGTGAACCCTCAGTTGCCAACGAACTTTGTGATTTTTTCACATTTTTCGTTCCTGGCTATAAATTCATGCCTTCCTATAAAAATAAGATGTGGGATGGTAAGATTCGTTTGTTCGATACTAGGACAAAGGAACTATATGCTGGTCTGTATCAGTATATAGAAGAGTTTGCTAATGCTGAAGGTCGTGACTATCGAATCGAATTAGAACACGATAACTATTACGGTTTACCTAAGACCGATACACCAATTGATATGTCCTTTATGAAGGATCTTATTCTTACAGCTGGTGGAAACCCAATTGAAGCCCGGGATTATCAACTTAAGGCGATTGAGCATGGGTTGACGCGTAAGTCTGCTATGTTGATTTCGCCTACAGCATCAGGTAAATCTCTTATCATCTACAGTCTACTGCGTTATGTGCTTGATGCACAGGACAAACGAGCATTAATCATTGTTCCAACTACTTCTCTTGTTGAACAGATGTATGCTGACTTTGGTGACTATTCAACCCAAGACCCTGAATTCGATGTTAAGAGCATGTGCCACAGGATCTATGCAGGCCGACCTAAGTTCGCAGAAGATGAAAGAGTAATTATTACTACTTGGCAATCAATCTACAAAATGCCTGGATCTTGGTTCGAGCAGTTTGGTGCAGTCTTTGGTGATGAGGCACATAACTTTAAAGCCAAGTCTCTTACATCTATTCTCTCTAAATGCCGAGATGCCGAATATAGGTATGGTACTACTGGTACATTAGACGGTACTCAAACACATAAGCTGGTACTCGAAGGATTGTTTGGTCCTGCCTTCTATGTGACTACCACAAAGAAACTTATGGATGAGGGTTCGCTATCTGATCTTGATATTAGCGTATTGCTGCTAAAGTATTCAGAAGAATTTCGTAAAGGTTTTGGAAAAAGATCCTACCAAGAAGAAATCGATTTCATTGTGACACACGAGAAACGTAACCAACTTATTACAAATCTTGCATTAGACCAAGACGGAAACACTCTTGTTTTGTTCCAGTTTGTTGAGAAGCATGGTAAGCCACTATACCACGCAATCAATGATAAGCGCATAAACGTCGTAAAATATTTTATGTGAGTGGCGAAACTGGTGTTGATACGCGAGAAGAGATTCGACGTATCACCGAGACACAGAAGAACGCAATCATTGTGGCATCTCTTGGTACCTTCTCAACCGGTATCAACATTAAGAACCTGCACAATATTATATTTGCATCTCCAAGTAAATCTCAAATTAAAATTCTCCAATCAATTGGCCGTGGACTTCGTAAGTCAGAAGATGGTAGAGCTGCAAAGCTTTACGATGTTGCTGATGACTTACATTGGAAATCACGTAAGAATTACACTCTTACCCACGCGGCCGAGAGAATAAAGATATATACTAAAGAGAAGTTCAAATACAAGATTTATGAGATCGATATTTAATATGGAAGCTGTTTACAGTGATTTGAAAGTAAAGCATTTCAAGCTAACCTCAGGTGATGAAATCCTTGGTCTTGTTGCAGGTATAGATACTAAGAATGGCATCTTACACATTGAATATCCTGTTCTTCTTGATATGATAGGCAACAACTATATGATGAATGATTATATGCCTACCTCACTGAATAATATTGTTGCGTTTGGCACGCACAATATTATCGCCCAAAGCGACGTTCACGATTCTGTTAAACAAGAGTATGTCAAATACTGTACTGGTGCCAGTGATAAAGACGATCATGACCATGACCCATTTGATGAATTAATGGATGCTGTAGAACAAGTCAAAACAGGTAAGGTAACATACCACTAAGATTATATGGTATACTCCCTCCCCTCAGCTTGACTCTTTAATTATACCACAGTTTTTAGGTTTTGTA